CCCTGTGGCTATTTCTTTGAGCCGTAAATCGTTTACATAAGTTGCCATATTAAGCTACCTCTTCCCAATCTGGGGTTTGACTATCTGATACGACAGACCATGTCGGTGTCTGACTATCATCTATATTACTCCAGTTTGGAGTTTGAGAATCATCTACTACTCCCCAAACTGTGACTTGTTGTGTTTCTGCTGTTCCTTCGACTCCTGTTGGAGTGACGAGTGCTGAGCCAACGACCGTAACCGTTCCGACAGCACCTGTCCCACTGACTCCAGTTGGAGACGTAACGATACCCACTGCGACCGTAACCGTTCCGACAGCACCTGTTGCCGAAACACCTGTAACACTGGTAGCTGCGTCGCCAGATACAGTGACCGAACCAACCGCGCCTGTGCTACTAACACCAGACGGTGTAGCGACCGCATCACCGGATACAGTGACCGAACCAACCGCGCCTGTCCCACTGACGCCGCTCGGAGACGCGACGATCCCCAGCGCGACTGTAACCGTTCCAACCGATCCAGTACCAGAAACGCCAGTAACGCTAGCATTCGCATCGCTGGATACAGTAGCCGTTCCGACAGCACCTGTCCCACTGACGCCCGTAATCGAGACATCGACGCCCGTACCTTCGACGATAGTGACGGAGCCGACTGCGCCTGTTCCTGAAACTCCTGTGACAGAAACGTTTGCGGTTCCACTGGCTGTGACAGAACCAACACTACCCGTGCCGGAAACGCCTGTGACACTGACGTTCGAATCCGCTGAAACCGTGACCGAACCGACCGACCCTGTTCCTGCAACACCTGTAACAGAGACATTAGCATCTGTCGAGATTGTGACAGACCCAACCGCACTCGTTCCTGCAACACCTGTAACCGTGGCGTTAGCGTCTGCCGAGACTGTAACAGACCCAACCGCACCCGTGGCAGAAACGCCTGTGACCTCAATAAGGTCTGGCTCACCCCACGCATCTTCGCCCCAAGTGCCTCTACCCCAGCCAGTAACGTTTGCCACATATTATCTCTAAGCTATGCGGATAATTGCGTTACTCGCATCAGCCGTAGGAAACTGAACAGTAAAATCGCCAGAACTAGAAGTTTTATCACCACCGAAATCTAAAGCACATACAGCAGGATCGCCACTAGCACTGTCATTGAATATAAGACATCCACGTGCTGTGATTGAACTACTGCTAAAAGTAAGATCGCTAAAATCTGTAAGCGCCGTTGTACCAGACGTACTAGGGTCAACTCTTGTTAGAGATGCACCTTTCGCAGTATATCCAGTGCCAGATACTTCATTAGAGGTGGTGTACGCAGTTGTACTCGCACTCAAATCTGCTGAGCTTGTGTACAGCGCAAGATTAAACGTACTACCACCTGTGTTTTTAAAATTGTGAACAGCCTCTAAAAGTTCTTTTTTAAAGCTAGTGCACATAGCTGTTGTAATAGCCATTACAGTCTCCTTAATATATCAGCCATATCTTGATGGCCTTGATTTTCTAATTCAGCAATTAGAGTAGTTCTATCACTTTTTACTGCTTCAGCTAAATAAAAAGCAACAACCTTTTTAACATCCTCTTTGAACGCTTCTGCTTGTTGAGCGATTAAAGGATGACAATTTCCTCCAACACTCACAATCCTATTTGCAGCAGAGTCAGCCCAAAATTCTATAGAGTGACCTTTGTTTTTAGTTGTAGTAACTAAAACATTACCAACTTCCATGTTAGGAGCTTCAACTAACATCTTCGTTATCCTTTAGCAATGTCATAACGATACTCATCTCTTGAACCGTATCCTTGCCCTAAATTTTTCAAACTATTTATTGCTTGAACAAAACGCTGCTCATATTGAGCAACTTCCTCAGGGATTTTTAGAAACGTAGCTGCTTCAACTAAAGTGCCGTATAGCAAAGCATCAGGAGCATTACTTGACAGCCATGTGGTATCTGTTCCTGAAGTAGTAGTTAATGAAGCTGGTCGATATTTATAATGCAACTCGAAAGAATAATTTTGATCAGGAGTTGGGGCTAACATAAAAGTATTATCATCAAAAAGAGCGTAATACTTAGGTGTCCCTGTAGTCGCTGGATTAGGAGTAAAGTCTCTAATAAAACTAACGTGTTTAAACAAAAGGTAACTATAAACACTGCTAGAAATTACAGCCAAACTATAGGGTGCTAAAAAATCAGTTGGTGTGCTTAGATAGGTATTACTACTGGCTGCAGAACCAGTAACGTTTTTTCTAAAAACAGGAAGCTCAACATTCTTGAGAATCCTTTCTTCAGACTCTTTTATAAAAGTATCTAAGTCTGCAACGAAAGTGGTCTCAGAAGTTTCGCAATAATCTTGGACAGTAGATTTTAAAGTAGCTAACGTAAAACTCATGATGTTGTCACCGTAACTGTTCCTACCTCACCTGTACCTGATACTCCTTCGAATTTAGTTCCTATGGGGTCTACCACAGATAAAGGTTGTCCTCCGACATTAACTCCACTGTCAGTAGTATTACTCGGCCCAGTTGTTCTAACTACTCCTAGCTGAGACTGAGGTAAGGAAACTTCAGGACGCGCTTGTCTTAATGCTTCAGGATCTGTCCCTTGTCTAGGTGGCTCTAACTGTGGATGCTTTGGTTCAAAACACTCTGGACAAACTTTAAAACCTGTCCACTCCATACGGAGATCCAAGTATCTAGCTCTAAACCCACAACGATCACAAACACCGTAAGAATGTTTACCTAGAGCGAAAGCCATTAGACATACGTCCGTTTCGGCACCAACTGAAACGCATCACTTGTGTCGTATCGTATAGCGTTAACTAAGTTTTGCTCGTACAACGGCTGTAGCAACATGGCTTTATCTGGGTTCTTTTTCAAAGCTAAATTAAATGCCAGTCCTGTAACTAAACAAGGCAAAAACCTACTAGGTAAATCAACGTCATCTACAGATCCAGAAATATCCTGGATTCTTTTCCACCTGTAAGAAACGAACTTATCCGTAGAGTTTTCAGGAGCTGGCCAAACAAATAACTTAGGAGTTATCGTTCTTTCTAAATAGTATTGAGTAACTCTAGCTTGAGTATTTTTGTTAGGGATATCTAAATACTCCCCCCTCTCAATTCGGTCTATTTGGAAATCTGTTTGTGTCCCATTTACTGTTCGTCTAATAACAGCATCTAAAATATCAATATCAAACTCATTTAAAGAATAAGAAGTCGTCCCTTGAACTAAATCAAGGGAGACTTGTTCTACTTCCCAAAGTTGGACTCCACGGTTTGACCAATCAGCGAACATGATATTCATAGATCGCCGAGCAGTTACTCCGTCATATCCTGTCCGATACTCTAACCCAGCAAGTTCGTAGGCTTCTTCAATTGCATCTGCTGCATTTAAAGTAAACGTTCGTGTGCCTGATGTAGCCATTAGCCATACTTCTTGATGAGTTCTAAAACGATAACATAGCTGTCGTTAGAGGATGCTCCAATAGTGGTCAGATTAATATCCCCAGTTTTACCCGAGCCTGACGTATTTTGTAGTCCTCCAAACTCACTAAAGTCCATATGACCGTTACTGTCCTGTGCTAGACCTAGCGCGATGGTATCAGTGGTCGCATCGAATAGAAGCTGTACCTGAGTAAAACCAATAATAGAGTGACTTACTTTTTCTATAAGCACACTACTACAAGCGGTTCCATCTTCCCTAGCGGCTAGAGCACTAACGTCTATTTTAGTTACTGCACTTTCTCCAGTGCCATCACTAAGATTAGTCAGTTGTATAACAGCTTTATGAGTACCATCAGAAATTGTTGTTGATGTGACTGCATCAGCCATAACGCTCTCCTGTTATTGGTCAGCAAACGCAGGAGCAGTTGCACCTGTAACAGTACCAAAAATCTGATAATTAGTTGTATTCAAACCAACGATAGTGACATCAAAACCAGCAGGAACATTAATTTGAATACTGCTGTTAGAGTTACCATCAGAGAAAACTGCGCTTACTTCGTTATCAGTATCGAGGAAAGTAACACCGCCGATATAGAAGTTTGAGTTTCCTGGGGTAACAATGATTGCATCAGTGCCATCAGCGGCACCTCCTGCATAGACAAATCTAAACACTGAACCAGCAATAGGTGAAGGCAACGTGTAGGTGTTGTCTTGAGTACCGTCTGGAACTAAAAGGATTCTACCGCTGTGAGTAGCGTTAGTAAGAGTTACGTCACCATCTGAAAGACTTACAGGGCCATCACCTAGAGTCACAACTTCCGTGATTGTGCCTGTTGTTGCATTTTTGCTGATCGTCTTCAGCGTACTTTCTGAACGGATAGGACCGTTAAAAGTTGAATTAGCCATTGTTATCTCCTGTCTTGGCTATGTCAGATACGGGATGTATCTGTCAGGGATAGCTGCTTTATACAGGAGAAAAAGAAAAGGGGCAACAAGTGCCCCTTTCTTTGTGATATTACGCAGCTCCAGGAGAACCGAATATACCACGCCAGTCACTAAAGCCAAAACTATAGCGTTCTCTGGCTTTATATCGAACATTACCAGTTTCGAAGTCACCTTCCATGCTGGTTGTAACAGGTGAACGCACAAAGTGCTTCAGTCCGTTAGGTACGTCCGTAGTCAGGAAAAACGCATCAGTATCTGTTAGATAGTGATTGACGGTATATCCCTCAGGAACCATACCCATGTTACGCAGTGCGTTGATATCGTTATCAGACGTACCAACTCGTCCTGGGGTTTCCAGTAGACGATCTGCAACGAATTGCAAAGCGGTAGGAATGATTAGCTTACGAGCTTGAGCATTGATCTTAAGACCACGCTCATCTTCGAAAGCTGCGATATCGATCAGAGACTGTTCTAGGGAAGTTTCGTTAAGATCAGACGCAGTCGTAAGTTCGTTGCGTTGAGTCTCATTCCCTACAGTCGGGTGATCGGTTGCACATAGTTCTTTGCCGTCGCCACCAACAAAAGAGGAGCTGAACGCATTGTTCAATATGTTAGCGCCTTTAATGTTTTTAGTGGTCATCATAGAACGAGCAAGTGCTCGCGTATAACGAGATGACAAGGTGTCGTACAAATTATCTTCAATCGCTTCTTCAGTCAATGAAAAAGCCAATGCGATAGTTTCATGCGAATACCGTGCAGTAAAAGATTCTTGCGCGGTGTCATAAGTAACACCAGAACCTTCAAACTTCACAGGAGCCTCGCCGAAACCAGTCAACATAACCTCTTCTTCAAAAGCTCGTTCTGAAGTTTCGGTTTCGAAGATTTCTTCGTACTCTGCGTCGTAGCGATCATACTCTAGTCCGAAGAGAGCATGAAGGCCAGGAACCAGCTCTTTTACGAGTTGAGCTCTATTAATAGCCATTAGTTACTCTCCTTCGACTATACAGCGAATACGTTAGTTGGGAACGTAAAGTATCCACGAGCGTTAGCACCAATGCTATTACTCGGAGAATCTACGAACCTGTTCAACAACGCGATTCCGCTACTGGTTGTCGCTGTTACACCTTCTTTGGATCGACCATTGTTAGTGCTGCCAGCGGTGGTTGTGATCGTGTACTTAGCGCCAATAAAACTTACGGCAGGGGTGCCAGCAGTAAATTGAGCTTCGTATACGATGCCTGGATCGGTATATACATACGCTTCAACGTCTGCAGAACCAAGCGTAGCTGTGGATGCAGGGAAGAAGTTAGAGTATGTAGGAGTACCGTCTGTTGCGGTGTAGAAACAGCCAGCAAAAACACCTGCTGGTGTGCCTGTCGCAGTGCCTTGGATAACGTACCCAGAAGATAGGTTTACAACGTCTCCGTTGAAGATAGCAGCAGAAGTGCCACTAGCAATACGCAACTTCTGAGGACGAATCGTTCCACCGTATAGGTGGTAGGCTGGTGTGAACCCATTAGGGGCGTCAGTATTAGCCATGATTTAATCCTCTAAGGAAAATGATGTTTTTAATCCGTAGTCGGTTGTCGACTACCGAATTCCACTTTTGTGCTTCTCCTCATATCGCTCTGTCGGAGCGGCATTCTTGGATCAGCTTCTCGCATCAAATCATTATCGACACCTTGAAGTTGTTCAGCAGTCTTTCCTTGAAAGTAATGATTGCGTTCTTCAACAGTCTCTTCTGGAATTTTAGCGAGAATTAAGCCACCAACACCTATTACGCCAGCGTGTTTACCGTCCTCAATCGTAGGAGCATCAAAATCTGGATATTCTTCTGCTCTTACAGGCTCGAATCCTTCACGAATACGCTTAGACATATTCGCTCTATCATCATGCCCACGGACTTCTGCACGTACCCACCTGTGTTTGTATCCAGGAGGAGCTTCAGGAGCGTCTAACATAGATGGCGGTTGCCATGGTTTACGGCGAGATTTCTTTTCTCGAGTTTCAGCAGATCTGGAGGTACGATCTGACATTTTCATCTCCTATACAAATTTTGCGTACTCTTCAAGAGGCACACCGATTCTTTTAGCTATCGCTACTTGTGACGGTGTGAGTTTCACATTGCGTGCTCCTTTTTTAACAGCACCTGCACCTCGGCTGGCACCTGCTACGGAGGACTGCACGTTCTTTTTCCCTTCGGAAAACTTATTTGGAAAAAGTTCCCTAATCTCACTATCTACTCTTTCATAGTAGTAATCAGAACTAGGCGGAACTCCCTCCTTTAACAACTTTTGATGAATGCCCATAGCAGCGTATGTCATGCCTTCATCTTCACCAAACCAACTGTTTTCTGAAGCCCATTTTTCTGCACGGGGATCAGGAGCAGCTGGTTGTACATTAGTTGCCTGTTGTTGGACAGGCTGCGACTGTTCTGTATTAGACTGAACAGATTTTTGTTTTGCAACTAATCTTTCGGCATTCTGCGCTTCTAAAGAGGTTTTAGCAACCGCCTCAGTAGCCAAAGCAATCGCCTCTGCGTCCCCAAGTTCTTGAGCTTCTTTCAACGCTCGTCTAGCGCGTTCTTTATCAGCAGCAATACGAGCAGTATATTCAGCTACTAATGTCTCGTCTGAAGATTTTAATTTATTCTGCAAACTTGCAGTTTGTTCAGACATTTTCTTAGCAAACTGAACAGCCTCATCGCGTTGGCGTTCTGCCTCTCGCATACGGTAAGTCAGTTTATCTATACGCTTTTTGACACCTTCACTGTAATCTTCTAACTCATCTGTTTGAGAAGTTTCAGGTTCAGCTTCACTTGTATCAAAATCTTGTTGCGGTTCTTGAATTACATCCGCTTCACGTGGATCTACTTCCTCATCAGGAAGTTCTAATTCAATTTCTTGGGACTCAGCCATTTCAATCACCTTATTGCAGAATATCTTCTGGGTTATTTACAGTAGCTAAAATTTCATCATCATTTAGGAGACGCATATCTCCCCCTTCGATATTGAATCTAGCTCCTGCATAGCGACCAAAAATTACCCAATCACCCTCGTTACACCATGGGCCTTGAGGAAATTTATCAGGGTCGGAATATGCGTCTGGGCCTTGTTTTACGACAAGCCCCACGATAGTGGCTATTTTCTCTTTATCAAGAGTTTGTTTAGCCATAAGAATGCCGCCTTTACTTTTCTCAGGAGGAGAAAACGGTAGGATCAACATACGATACCCCGTAGGGTTTGGTAGTTTATCTGCGTGAGATTCTAAATTTTCAGGAGTAATAGACTCTTTCGGAGGATCTAACGGCGTATCAGATCCAAAATTTAGTACACGATCGGGAGTTACCCCTTTTTCAAGTTCAGTCGTCTTCGACATCTTCCATCCTTCCATGCAGGGCAGTTATCTCTTGTTCAGCAAAATTAAGCCCTGAAATTTCCCCAACTATTCGTTGGTACTGAACATAGTCTTGTGCGCCACCAGCGGCGAGTGATTGCGTGAGATCTTCTTGTCTCTCACGAAATTTGCGGAGTAAAAACTCCGAATACTTAATAAAGTCCATTAGTTGACGTAGCTAGTAAAATCCAATCCTTTAGTAGCTGCACCTGTGCCCTTTGTCCTTACTTTCTTTCCAGGAATACTAATTGTCTTTTCAGCCAATACAGTAGACTTTGCGAAACCTTCGTTGGAGGGTTCTGGAATAGAAGGCTGTACTCCAGCCTTCTGAGTTTTCGGAGATGGATAGGGCATTTCCGTTGATCTAAGGTTTCTCATTTCTTACTCTTGCTACGAGTACGAGAACGAGTTGAGCCGCCACGCTTCATTTTCATTGGCATTTTCTTAGCGCTTTTACCACCCATGCCCATTTTCTTAGGCATCTTTTTGTTTTTCTTGTGTCCAGGCATTTTAATCTCCTTCAGAATACAAGTTGTTAAAGGTTACATTCGGATCCATGTAGCTATCGTCAATCTCTGCACTATGCAAATGTTGACTAGGATAAAAGTCTGGTGCTCCAGAACCTGTTTCCCATAACGCTGGATTGGTCGCTCTTACACGATTATTAGGCAATGCTACAATGTTGCCTGTCCATTTCCCAGCATCAGTAAGTTGTATCAAATGACTTTGTTTATGTTGTGCAGGATCGTCAGCGATATCGTTTCCTGTGTAATCAACTGTAAACAAATACTTCCCAGTATGAAACTCATTATCAATCTTACATAGCCAAGGGCTAGAAGATACACGATCCATAACAATAACTTCATGATCTCGTGAACTACAGTCCCAAGGTTGCGCTAAATGAGTAGCCATCGCTTCTGGCATTTCCTCAAGCATCGCATCCGCTACTAGAGCCGTAATAGGCATTCTTGCCCACATTGCTCCTCCGTGAAGATTCTCAGAATCTTCTTCCTCTCCCAATTCGTATCCAGTGAATACAACTTGGAAAGATAGACATCTGTCTGGAATAGTGTTTACCGCAATCGCAATCGCGTGTAAATACTCTCCGTGGTAATCTAAATGATTGTGTGTATATTCTTTTCTAACCCAGCAATTAAAGTGTGGAATATTGCTGATCAGATGTGGCATGAGTTACTGCTCCCTGGACTCTCGAACGATCTTAGCGATCTCAGTTAAGTTAGAATCTATTTCACGATCATCTTGCATTTCCGCTTTTTGTAATTCAGCGGCAATACGAACGTCAGTTTGTTCCTCTTGAGATTCAATACGCTCTCTTTCGAGCTGTGCTTTACGCTCAGAATCTCTATCTCGTTGCTTAAGTTTTTCAAACTCTAGCTCTAGTTGTTGTTGGAACATTTCCCTTTCTGGGTCTTGCTGTTGCGCAGCTATTGCTTGCGCTATCGCTTGCTCTTGACCTGTAATCTGTTGTGTTACTTGAGCAGCCGCTACAGCTATTTGACTTTCTAACTCTGGTGGTAACTGAGGCATCTGACCATCTGGTCCAGGTTGAGGTAACTCGATACCTTGTTGTGCCAACATCTCCTCTACTTGAATGCGATACTTCAAGGCTTGGTGCTCTTGTATATGAGCTTGTAATCCTGCCATCGCTTGAGGGTTTTGTTGGGTTTGAGGGTTTTGCATAAATGCAATATGCGCTTGGACGTGCGCATCGTGATTCTGTTGAATAAATGCTTTTAAAGGCATCCCCATAACCGAATCCATATTTTCTTGAATCGGGTCTTTCGGAGCTGGGGCAAAATCAGGCATTAAGATATCGTCGATATCTTTAATGTTCAAAGCGATATACATCTTACGATACGCTTCTTTCATGTTATGGATCTGAGGTGCACTCTGAGCCATCTGAAGTTGTGTTTGCGCTAGAATAATCCGTTGGGTAGTGCTAAAGATATTGGGATCACAAACAGGAATAACATCAACAGTATTATTAAAATCCTCAGCGAAGACTGTTTGTTGAGCGCCTTGTACTTGGTAAGGATATTCCGGAGGCAAGTATTCACCGAATAACCTCTTTAGTATTTTAAATTCGTTACGCTGCGCATAATGCAATCGTTTATGGATTGCAGAAATTACTTTCTGTCCTTTTTCTAGTAGAGCAACTGTCGTACCTACAGGAGCATTAGAATTAGCATCTCCTGTTTGGTTATCCATAACAGAGGCGAATCGCTGTCCAGATTCGACAAGTAATCCTAATAACTGCGCTAATGTCGCACTTGGTTCTTTATATGGGAGCGGCAAGAACGACTCTCGAATAGTCCCCCCAGGAACATCCACATCTCGCCATTCTCCTGGCTGTACAGGATCGTCTGATCTCTGGATATTTAAGCCACGAGCTTTGAAGCCAGCTGGAAGATTGGCTAAAGTACCGGCATCAATGAGTTGACGAAGAATTGACGTTGCGGAACGGGTAACGCCGCCAATCATGTGGATTAGGCCAAATCCGTAAAAGCCCAATCCTGGGAGGAACTTATAATGCGTAAAGTATTCAATCCTCTTACGCATCGGATCTGTTTCTTCGTAGTTCCTACGAATAGATAGAACAGTATCGTTATCTTTACAAATCGTGACGATATATGGAAGTGCTAACCCCGTTGGTTCTCCATTACTATCAGTATGTTCAAAACCTTCGATATCTAGTTCTACATGAAACTCTAATAACGTATATTCAGCTTGAGTTCCTGTCCTAGAAACACCGTCTATCTCGTCAATCTTATCTTGTACCGCATTTTCCCCATCAGCTGAATAGCTAGGAGAACTCATCGGCATATCTCTATAGAATCCACTCAACTGTAATTTACGCAAGTCATTTTCTGACATAGCCATACGGTGAGTAATACGAGGAGACGTATGAAGATCTGTAGTGTAATACGGTACGATTAAATCTTCGGCTTTTACAAACCTAGAAACGACTCGACCCATCGCAGGGTCGAAATAACATTTCTTAAACGCAGAACCAGCTAGAGGCAAAAAGAATAACATCTGATCCATTTCAGGATCGTATTCTTCCATTTTATACATGAGCTGGTAGTTCATGAAATCCTTAACGCGATTAGCTTGCATCGCTTTCGGATCACTAGACGCGCCCATAATCTTAGTATCTACTGGTCCGTTTGCAGGAAGAAGTTCTTTATACGCTTGCGCTTGGAAATGAGTTGTCGCTTCAGCTAATAGCGGGTGATATACTCCACTTGCACCTTCGAACGGTTCACTTCTAGGGTCACTATCTACGCCTAATAGTTCTAATCCGTCTTTAAACGCTTCGTACCAATCACCACGAGAACTTAGATCTTCTTCAAACGCAGTAGTTAGTTCACTAGAGACTTCGGAAAGAGTAGCGGGGTCTAAAAACTCGGCTAAATTTTCTTCGAAAGGGATTTCGACTTCTTGAGTCAAGAGAGAAGGGTCAAGAACGTTATCCTCTTCGTCAAAAAGGATTTCTACGTTTTCTTCACCCTCAGGAATCTGTACTTCAGCCATGGTTCGCCACCATACTCTTATTTTTTACTAGAATAAATCAATAATAGACACGAACTTTTGGATAATAGTCGTCATCGTCGTCATAATCGCCTTCTAAACGTAAAAATCCGCCTTGTCTAAATCGCATAAGTGCTAAAGTAGTCGCATCTACGCAATCGTCGTTCTCTCCGTTCGGAAAATCTACGATTTCGTCAATTAGTTCTTGTCCCCAGTTCGTATCAGGTACCCAAACTCGGCCTTCTTGGAAAATTGCGCTGACCGTATTCAATCTTGCGATCTTATCTTGCCCTTTACTCGGTGAAAAGGTGTTTATCGGGATACCTTGACGCCGTAATTCTTGCGTAAGCGGTATACCTGACGCTTTTGTTTCGACAATTACCGAATCAGGCTCCCAATGTTCGTATAACCGCATCGCTTCACGCTTTAATTCTGGAAAATCTAGGCGTTCTTTTACGCAATCTAACAAAATTATGTGGGCATCGTCCCCAGAATACAGTTCATCGCCGATTTTACCCTCGGGATAGAACACTCCCCACGTTGTAATCGCCGTATAGTCTGCTCGTTCAG